AATGTTGGGGAATCGTTGAAGAAGGAACAACTGCTTGGTAGTAAGTAAATAATAATACAGGGTAGTGTAATGCTACCCTGTACACTTAGGAGAATACATGAAAGATATTAAAGTTATATTTAGAGGTTACAAAGTTCCTTCAGGGAAACCATTAAATGTTCCTGTTATGATAGGTAAAGCAAGATTAGAGGCATATAAGAATGATGGTAGGTATGACATGGAAATTTTAGATCAACCAAAGCCTAAAAAGAAAAAAGCACCTAAAAAGGAGGCTTCAGATGGGTAGAGATGGAGTGGTTAGAAGTAGTAAAAGAATTATAAGAGTTACACCTTCATTAACAGATTTAACCGCTATGACTGATGGAGATGTTTTATTTTCAGGTGCAGAGATACCAAATGCTGTATTGGAAAAAGGTGGTTGTTCTAAACTAATTGCAGCTTTTGCAGTTACAGAAACTTATGCAGTCTTTGATGCTCATATAGTTGTAACTGAAAAAACAGTTAGTTTAGGTAGTCCTAATGCTACTTCTAATGTAGCATTTGATGATTTAGTTGCAGCTAATGTTTTAGGAAATTTAAAAGCATTTGCAACAGGAGATACTAATGCAGATATAGATAATGCTAATATATCACAATTAAGCAGTATGGGTCTTGATGGAATACACGAGTTTTCTCTACCTATACTTCTTCAGGCAGAAGCAGGTGGAACTAGCATTTATTTTGGGGCAGTTTTAGCTGATGATTATGATGCAAGTAATGCTGATAGTATTCAATTTATATTTCATATAGAAGATTAATGTCTGAAATAGAAAAAAAAGTTGATAGGAATGGTAAAGGTGGTTTGTACAGGATTCCTGTTGGCGACCAAGTGTATAAAGAAAACTATAACAAGATATTTAGGAAAGAACAAGAAAGTAAATGAATGAGAGCAAATATATGAGGGTAGGATTGTTGTTTTTCCATGCTCGTTCAACTACAGTATCTTCCTTGTTGCCTACCCTCAAATTTTAATATGCCTCGTTTTGGAACAAGATCAAAAAAGAATTTAGCAACTTGTGATGAGAGATTGCAAAGAATATTCAATGAAGTAATTAAGCATATAGATTGTTCTGTTATATGTGGACATAGAAATGAAGAAGATCAGAACAAAGCATTCAAAGAAAAAAGAACAAAACTTAAATACCCTAATGGTAGGCATAATCTTAGTCCAAGTCTTGCTATTGATGTTGTTCCTTACCCAATAAATTGGGAAGATAGAGAAAGAATGACACTTTTTGCAGGGTTTGTTAAAGGAATTGCAAAGGGTATGTATAATATAAATCTAAGATGGGGTGGAGATTGGGATTCTGATTGGGAAGTTCAAGACAACAGATTTGATGATTTCCCTCATTTTGAAATTAAGAAGGAGAAGAAGTGATAGACAGTTTAAAAGTAACAGGAGGCTCATTTGGAGCAATAGCGATAGATTTTTGGAATATATTGCCTGATGTAGTTAGTTTAGTAATCGGAGTAATGTGGATAATATACTTATATAACAAAATAAAATGGGAGAATAAATAATGGATTGGTTAGTAAATAATTGGGATATTACATTAGCGGTATTTGTAGTATTAGAAAAAATAGTAAAATTAACACCTACAAAGTATGATGATATATTAATTGACATGATTTGGGGTAGTTTAAAGAAGTTAGTAGGTAAGTAGTGAGATCTACTTCAAAGACTAAAAAGAGAAGGTAGGGATTCTCGTATGGCTATAAATAACATCACTTTAGGGGAAGATCAGCCTCTAAGTAATGATTTAAAGCCTATTAAGGTAGGTGGGGAGGCTTCTATATTAGAAATCTCCTCCCCTTTACCTGATGGTAGTGATAATGGTCAAATTAAAGTCAATGGCGACTTAGACATTACAGGCACATTAAAAACCAAACTTTCACACGATTTAATTTACGACTTCGATGATGAAGTTAATACATTAGCACAGGCTAAAGTAGATGCTTTAATAGATTCTGCTCCTGCTGCTTTAGACACACTTAACGAACTTGCTGCTGCACTTAATGATGATGCAAGTTTTTCTACTACAGTTACTAATAGTTTAGCATTAAAAGCACCATTAGCAGCACCTGCATTTACAGGTAATGCTACATTTGCAGGAGTTACAGATTTTAATGATAGAGTAGACATTAATGAAACTGCTTTTCCACAATTAACATTTAGTGATGATGGTGGAACTGATAAAATGAATATGGGGCAAAGTGGTGAAATATTCTATTTTAAAACAAGTGATACTGCTAATGATATAAGATTTAGAAGAAGTGATAACGAAGATTTATTAAATTTAGATATGTCTGCATTAAGAGTAGGTATAGGTACTACAAGTCCTGATGTTGCTTTAGAAATAAATGGTGGTGCAGGAACAGATTTAGACCCATTATTAAGAATTAATAAAGATGTAGATGCAGATGGTTCGGCAACAGGTATATTAATTGGTGCAGTTGCAAATGGACAATCTAAATCAGGTATATTTTTTGAAAACAAAGGTTTAGGTAATGGTAGGGGTAATTTATACTTTTGCAACGATAACACAGCAGATTCTTCAGATGCTACTATAGCAGATGCAAGAATGACCATTGTGAATGATGGTAATGTAGGTATAGGTACTACAAGTCCTAATGCAAAACTTGAAGTAGTAGCAGGAGCAGATGATGGTATATTAGTTAATAGAAATGCTACTACAACAGATTCTCCTGTAGAAGTAGGGTTTAGACATACTACATCTGATGGTGGTGCAACAACAGGAATGAGAAGTTATAGAACTAATGAAGATGATTCTAACGACCAAGAATTAAGATTTTTTACAACTGCAGGAAGTGGTGGGCAAGGAGAACATTTAACAATTAAACATGATGGTAAAATAGGTATAGGTACAGACAGCCCTACTACTACACTTGATGTAGATGGTACTGTATCATATAAACATACTGCATTTAGTACATTAGGTCCTACAGACGATTTAGATGTGTCAGACACAACAATAATAGAATGTAATACAGTATCGAATAGTATAACAATAGGTGGTTTTACAGGTGGTGTTCAAGGGCAAGTAATACACATAGTAAAAACATCTTCAAGTAATAATCTTTCATTAGAACACGCTGAAGGTACAGGAAATCAAGATATATATTTAACAACAGGTGCTAATGAGAGAATTGTAGGATATGGTGGTTGGGCATTATATTGTAATGGAAGTAATTGGTTTTCACTAAGTAACCCAACAGGAGGAGTGGATGCATAACAAGGAGATTAGATGGGAAGTTTAGCAGGTAAAAGTCCAAAAGATACATATAAAAGTTTATTAAAAGTAGCAGATGAAACAAATGGTGTTTCAGATACTATTTCTATAATTGAAGATGGAGAAGGAACTCAGTCTTGTTTACAAGTTACTCGTTCTCAACTACATATTAAAGGTTTAGCAGATTCTATAGGTACATTACAAGTTAAAAATACAGGTGGTTCAAGTATATTAAAAGTTGATACATCAAATAGTGCAGTTTTGGTAGGCTCATCACTTGTTAATGCTACTACACAGTTATTAGAGTTTAGTGCTATGAATTACAGACCAAATGCAATAGGAAGTCATATGGTTATAGGTAGAGGTTCACAAGAATATGTAAGTTCTTCACAAGAGCAAAATTTAGGAACAGGCACAGACCCTGCTACATCAAAGGATTGGGGTACAAGTACACAATATCAAGCTACTTTTTTATTTCCTGTTCCATACAACATAACAATAGATGCTTGTAAAGCATTATTATCAAGTGATGCAGATACAGATGTTGTATTAAATGTTCATTTAATGAGTTTTGATATGGTTGCAGATGGAACAACAAATGATGGGAATTTAAGTAATGGAGTAGTATTAGCAGATGGACAAGCAACAGCAGTTGATAGAAATGTCTGCAAAACAGTAGACTGTACAATACAAAGTTCAAGTGTAACAAGTGGAAAAGTAATCCTTTGTACAGTAGAAAATGAAACAAACACAGATGATTTACACGCACAGGTACAAGTCAAGTATCATATAGCATAGGAGAAGAAATGGCGAATTTAAATACTAAATTACAAATAAAAACAGGAAAAGGTCAGACTTATGGTATGGAAATGAGTGATACTTATACTGAGGTTTATCAAAATATAAACAAAGTAGATAATACTGATGCTTTTATAACATTAGCAAGTTTATCTAAGTCTAATGCAAGTTTATTAAAAGGATCTAAACTTATAGTAATTAAGAACAATAGCCCTGTAGGTGTTGAGTTGCAATTACATATAAACGAGTTTAATGATAGCACTAATGTTGATCAATACACAGAAGATTTAAGAATTACACAACTATTAGGTGCTAATGAATATATGGTGCTACCAAATCAATATATGATTGGGTATGCAACAGACGAATCTGCTTCAATGGCTAAAACTATTGACAATAAAGGTGGATATGATGTTGCAACAACTTTAGAAGTAGATAGTACAGCAGATATAGATACTGCAACTGATGGAGCAATCGATTCAGGGACAACAACTACAACATTATATTTAGAACCTTATACAAATGCTGCAAATTGTACTGCTAATTTGTTTAGAGTAGGAGATTTAATAAGATTACAAAACGAAATATGCGAAGTTACTGCAATAGGCGATAAAACTGATTTGGCTAACAATTATTTGACCATAAGGAGAGGATTGTTTGGATCAACTGCAGCAACTCATGCAGATGATGTATCAGTAGATTTTCCTTTTTTCAATACACAAAGTGATTATGATACTTTTACTTACTCACAAACAAATGCTTCAGGTAAATTTACATCTCAAAACTTATTTAGTTATGGAAGGAGTTTAACTTACCCAACAGGTATTGTTAAAGGTTCTTTTGCTATGAAGTTTTATAGTCAAGGGTACCAAGAGTTAGGATTAAGTGGTGTAACAAGTGCAAGTAATTCAGGGCTAACCGCTTCAACTGCATATCAGTTTCAAGTAGCAGTAGATGGTGGGAGTGCTTATGATGTTGATGTTACAACAGATGCTTCAGATCTTTCAGTAGGTAAAGTATTAAGTTTAATTCAAGCACAATTTGATACTGCTTATTATGCTTCATCAGGTAATCTTAAAGATAAAAGACTTACAGTAGGTATTGTAAATGGAGATATTAGATTCACATCAGGACAAAGAACAAGAGCAAGTGCAGTAGCATTATCTGATTCAGGTGGTGGAGATACAGATATTTGGGGAGTTGGAATCATACCTGCAGTAGCAAATGTAGAAACTGCAGTACCTGCATTATTGCCTGATGATACAGTATTTAGTAAAGACACATACATTTCCTCAAGCAATGTTGGTTCATTTAGTTATGATGATGGTAAAGGTAATATAACAGGAGGAGAAGCAAGTGGTACAATCAACTATGAAACAGGTGCTTTAGCCCTTACAGGACCTGCTAATGCAGAATTTGTAGTAAGTTTTAATTATGATTCTGCTCATAGTGGAGGTATTAATGCAAGTGCTAACCAAGAAAATGGTATTGTAAGTATATCAGGTAGAAGTGTAAACAGTAAAATAGATGCAGAGATAGAAATATTAGGTTTCGTATAGGAGAAAATTATGGCTACAACAACATTTAAATATGCAACACAACAAAATCTAATAGATTATTTTCCTAATATAAGTTCAAATGATGGAAAAAGACCTATTTTAAATTGGAATGCTTCTGTAACAAATGAGATTGATAGTCAAATTGATCTGTACTATGCTAATAACACAGGATTAGTAAGTCAATTATTTGCAGATGGACACGAAGTTCCAATGACTGCTTTCAATACAACTGCAACCACAACATTAGATGAAGATGAATCCACTACAAGCACAAATATGGGAGTAGCAGATGATTCTGCTTTTGCTATTAATGATATTATAAAAATTAATAATGAACATATGTTAGTAAATTCTACAAGTGGGGGTGGAGTTATTAGTATAAAAGATAGAGGGGTTTTTGGAACAAGTATGACATCACATTCATCAGGAGATAATATATATAAGATAACAGATACAGGAGATTATGCGACTGATGATGACGATAATGAATTAAATTTTTTCCATGCAGTCTATGATTCTGATTTAGATAAAGTTCTTTTGTTGGCGACTACAGATCCAAATGATATTCTTATGGAAGCAGGTAGTGATTTTAGTACAATAGTTAATAGACAATTATATAGAGCCTCTATGGAACTTAATAATATGCTTGATGGTAGATTTCCTAACCCTATTCCAAAGAGTTTTATACATTCAGACACTCCAAGTTCAGATACAGCAGAATATGATGCAATACTAATTAAAGCAACTTGCTATATTGCAGCAGCAAATATGATAAGAGCAGGTGGAGATTGGGAACAAGCAGACATAATACAAAATGAAATAACTAATCTTGATGGTATGGGCATGATCGATAAACTTAATCGTGGAGAGTGGAAATTATCTTTTGAAACTGATAAAACAGATTCATCAGGGGATATTATTGAGGTTACAAACACAGGATCTATGAATTTAGTAGAAACTTATGGAGAATGGACAGGCATAAGATATGATAGAATACAAATTATATGTACTACTGCAGGTGTTTATGGTACTGCTAAATTTTCTATAAAAACATCAGATAGTAGTGCATTGTATGGAACTGAAAGTACAGGACAAGATGTTACAGGTGGGCTTGATTATATTGGTAATGGCTTATACATAAGATTTGAAGGTAATTCTATGGCTGTAGATGACAGATGGGATATAGAAGTTAGGAATTATTCTTTAAAACAAACAAACTCACAAGGAACAAGATCATTAGATTCTATAAGAAATGATTTACAACCTGCTAAAATAGTACCAAGAAGGAATAGATATTAATGACTATAACATATGATAATGTAGCATTTGGTAGAATTGAAGAAGCATTACAACAATATGTGGACAATGAGTTTCAGAATGTATATATAAGTCCTAAATTTGTTGATAGAGGTAGCGAATTTATTAGGATTAATCTTTTAGCAAGTGATAATGTGGAATCAAGTAATGCTTATGAAATAAGGGCATATTCGGTTGTTTTAAGATATTACCATAAATGCGACATGAGCCAAGTAAGAATTAATGAAGCAGTAAAAAAGAAGTCAGACAGATTAAAAAAACATTTACAAGACAAGCAGACTTACTCAGATAATTGGGCAGAACTAAGTGTAGATTCAATTACTTATGATGTGCAAGATGATGAGAATACTGATAAAGAAAATTTGTATATAATAGAATATACATTAACAATAACTAACTATAACCATTTCAATTAGGAGAAGTTATGAAACTTAAAGCAACAGGTGCTTTTAAAGAGTTAAAAAACAAACACTTTGGAGTACATAAGGTTAATACATTGGAAACAGGTGGTGTTTTAGAGGTAACATCTCCTGATCTTATTCCTGCTGAAGTATTTGCTACTTTAGAGGAAATCGGAAAACCAAAGCCAAAAACAGAAAAAAAAGTAGCAAAAAAGACTACAGAAGGAGATAAATAATGAGTCAAGCACAGAACTATTTTCCATCACAAAATGTAAGTGTATGGTATCAAAAAGAAGCAACACCGGGAACACAACCTGATGATGCAGGATTAAAAAAATTACAAACTACATCATTTAGTATCCCTGAAGCAAGTGTGCCTGTTGAATA